CAAAACTCGTCGCATTAAAATTTATTTAAAAAATTATGCCTTCAGTTTATTATACCAATTTAAAACCTCTTTAAATCCAAATGGATTATTAGTATAGTTCCCTGCGATGACTTGTCGTGTAGCAAGCAAAGAAGGTTTTGCGGATAGGTTATGTTTCTTCCAGTAATACAGAGCTGAAATAAAGTTATACGGTGGCTTTTCAAGCCATTCTGGATGAGAAACGAAATCAATACCGGTATCTTTTGAAAGCTGGGTATAATTGTTTCGTCCGGTTGTTTGGATTGCTCCACGGCCGATGAATTTAGATCCGTCACCATCGTATATATTGCCTAAACCTTTAGGGAATTTTCGGTCATCATATACCAGGTTAGCAAGCTTTACAGAATCTCGCAGATAATCATTTGGCTTATACTTCGATTTAAAAGCAGAAGGAAATACCGCAACCAATCTGGAAGGCGTGGTATAAAATAGATTCTCTTTGAATACTTTAAAACCTCCAGTCTCATTGAGACAGTTTGCCAGAAACCGGAATTTATCCTCGTCGGTTTTCAGTCCGTATTTTTCCATTTGCTCAAATAGGTCTTCCGGCACATTAGACATATTTGCCCCTATCTTTTGCAACTTATTTCTTAATTCAAGTTTGGTCATGGTTTAGTTTTTAGTTTGTTTGCAATGTAAAATCCGCTTCCAAATCCGATAACAACAAAAAGCACATATAACCACCACATAGGCCGATTACTTTCAGTTTTGGAATCTTTATTCTTCTTTAAAGTGGCATTATCAGCTTTTAGCTTGCTGTTTTGCTCCTTTTGGCTTTTAATATTGGAAATCAAAGTTTCATTATCATTAGTTAACTGCTTATTTTCAGTGGTTAGTTTGTTGATTTCTTCTTTAGATGACTGAGCTGCAGCTTTCCAGTAATCACGTTCATTGCTAATTTTGGAAAACTCTTTACTCATATTCTCAGAAGTCTCTGTTTTTGACTTTGGATTACCGTTTTCATAGTATTCTTCTGTCTTTGTAGATTTCTGATAATTCTCATTCTGTTTTTCGGATGAATTTTTCTCAGAAGTATTTTCTGTAATAACATTTCCTTTCTCTGATGTAGATCTTTCAACACTTCCGGAGGATTCCCCCGCGGAAGTGTTTTGTTTTTCAGATTTAGTATTCTCCTGGCTAGTTGTTTTCTCGGATCCGGAACTCTCAATTCTTGTTTTAGATTCCTCTTTGGAAACATTCACTTCACGCTGGCGGGTCCCACAGCCAAAAAGAAAAAGGCTAATGATTACTATTAGTATTGCTCTCATTGGTTTTAGATTTAAATTGTTCATAGAATAAATACAGAACCCCAATGCACATAAGTACATTTCCGGAAGTCCACAGATACCTTGAAAGAAGGTCATAATAATTATAGTCTGCCCAAAGATCCTTCATGATTGCTACCCAATAGCAGGCTAACCCGATAAGGATAAAAGGAAATGTTTTTCGATGCATGAAAAATGAGCCGATGAATGCAGCAGAGATGAAGAAAGCGGAAATATATAGTTTCTGAATATGCTCTGCGAAATATACACCGGCAAGCGCTATTATTACAATAAGCAGCTTTGCATAAAAATTACTGAGTGTTGTTTTCATTGTTATTGTTTTTATTGTTAAAGAATCGGTCAAAATATTTTTTCTTGTTTTTGTCCAGGTATACGATTAAGTCGTGAGAAAAAAAGGAGATAAGGGTAAGGGCTGGAAGCCGGTAATCTTTATACCCAGAATTAAACAAGAATGTTTCACCTACAAATACGGCAAATACTGCCATAGCTAATGCAGATAGTACCATTCCTGTTTTAATTTTTTTTTCTTGGGAAACTAAGTACCCAATACGACCCAATACGCCTACTATGATTGTTAACAGAATAGCAGTTATTCTGCTAGTATCATAAAGAAGCTCGTTTTGTGTCATGGTTATTGTTTTAGTTTAGTTTTTAATTATATATTTTATTTATTTTTGAAAAAAAAAACAAATGGATAAAAAAATACATTTTCCTAATTTAAATGGTCTTAGATTTTTTGCTGCTGCAGTGGTAATGATTCATCACATAGAGCAAATAAAAGATGTTTTTGGATTACATAGCTATTGGAATAACTCATTTATTCATGAGGTTGGAAAATTAGGTGTTGTTTTATTTTTTTCATTGAGTGGTTTTTTAATTACATATTTACTTTTGAACGAAAGAGATTTAAATGGTTCTATTAATCTTAAAAATTTTTATCTCCGAAGAGTCTTTAGAATATGGCCTTTATATTATTTAATTATAATTCTTGCATTCTTTGTACTTCCTAATTTTTCAATATTTAATTTTCCTGGAAAAACAATAAATTATAGTGACTTTCCATTAAAAGAGCTTATAGGTTATATTATTATGCTCCCAAATCTAGTATTAAGTAATTTTTCTGTAATTCCGTATGCTTCCCAAGCATGGTCCATAGGTACTGAAGAGCAATTCTATTTAATATGGCCACTTATTTTTATTTTCTTAGTAAGAAAGGAGTTCATAACAATGATTCTTATAATATTCGGATATATATTTATCAGACGTTTTTTAGCTGAGTATACACCTTCTCCGACAATATTTAAAATTAGTATTCTGTCTTTTTGGGATACATTTAATATTGACTGTATGGCAATTGGAGGTTTATTTGCTTATGTTCAGTATTACAAACTAAAAATTTCTAATTTTCTAAAGAATGATTATTTATTCATTGTTACTGTTTTACTTACTATCTTTTTGGTTGTAATAGGTAAAAATTTCGGAGCTCTTAATTATGAAATCTATTCTGGTTTATTTTCTATCATAATATTAAATCTAGCCTGTAATCCATCTCTTTATAAGGTATTAGAATATAAACCAATAGATTATTTAGGAAGTATTTCCTATGGACTTTACATGTATCATGTTATTGGAATAGTACCTCTGATATATCTGTTTAAAAAATATAATATTCATAGTTCTGTTATGCTTTATATATTAGTGTTTGCTTTTACGATTATATTGGCTCATATATCATATAAATACTATGAAAAGCCTTTTCTAAAACTGAAAGCTAAAGCAAGTTGATTACTGACATTCATGATATAGGAAATCACGTAATAAACCATCTGCATACATTAAAGAACCCATTGTTCCCATGTGAACAAGATCTTTAACTGTGTTTACAATTTTAGTGCTTCTCGGATTCTCTGTAAACTGATCATACTCATATCCGTTATCAATATCAAAGGAGCTAGCACAGTCTACGAAGCGAACATAATCACTCAGCTTAAGATCTCTGAAAGTCTCGGTATTGATAATTTTCTCATAAGCAGTATAATGCTCAGCCCACAACCTTCTTTGTCGTGCGCAGCTGAAAGTGTCTTCAAATGAATGCCCTTGATTTAATGGATAAAACTGATGATTAACCATTAGTATTTTTACATCTGAAGTTCCTCCAGATATTGCATCACATGCTTTTTTCATCCTGTAAAGCACAATTCTTAACCTTTCTTGAATGAAAGGAAGATGATCCATATTCCAGCCTAGAGAAACTATATCATTGACACCACAGGCAAAGTATATATACTTAGGATATTTTCCTTGCCCACATATTTTTTGGAAATACCACGCAAAATCAATCCTTTTATTAATTCCATCTGCATCAAGCTCATTAGGCTGTGTAGAATCTGGGTTATAGAATGGGTTTCCACCAGTTCCATCATTATATGGTACTGTGCCGGTCATAATAAGCTCTAAGCTATTTGCAATTGTATATTTATTCTCATCTACACCTTGCGAACCTACTAGCTGTAATTTACCTGCTCCTAGATTATAAGTCTTCTTATAAGTGAGATCCCCTACATTATAAGCTTCTTGGTTGGTATTTAGCATTCTTAGCCATTCTTCTCCTATTTTATTTCGGTTGTTATGCCACAAAGAATCGCCAATTACCAAAATAGGAAGTTTTGTATTACCCGTAGGAAGCTTTGTTATTGATGAAGGAAAAGACTTCTTATTGACCTTAGTAGTTTTAAAAGCAATTTTTGTTCTATTAAAATCAAATACATTTACTGTAAGTAATCCTGCATTATTAGCAAAAACCCAGTCCCCTTTAGCTCCATTAGTACCTATAACATCATTCCCTGTAAATTCTATATTATAATTTTGTTTAGGCATAAATCCAGAAAATAAACTCTCAGTATATAATCTAAGATCATCACCAACAAAAGTGTATAGATTATCTGCCAACATTATTTTTCCAGAATCATTACTGTCTAATATGGATTGCTGTATAGATCCAGTATTTACAACTTTTGTTATTTCTTTCAAATTGAATTCAAATGTGTCTTTTGCAAAATCAACTTTAAAGGCATTTTCTCTACGAACTGTAAAATAAATTCTTGTTGCAGTTGGTGGAATTTTTATGTTCTTCATAGAACTTACAGCACCCGAAATTCTATTAGGGCTATTGTCTGCAAATTGAATAAAAGCAGTCGTTGATAATTTACAAGCACTGATATATTTAGCTCCGGCAGGGATAAGAATCATTCCTGTCTTATCTCCTGAATATCCATTTTCAAAAAAACCACCAACAGATATTCGCCCATTTAGTAAAGTTGGATCATTAAAATCAGTATACTTACTTATAGGTACACTAACTATTTCTGGAATAGGAGCCGATTCCGATGTTTTATCATCTATGTACGTTTTAATACCATCTACTTTAACATCTTTGTCACTTGCAAGCATATTAATAGTAGGGACATTAAGCGCCATTTTTTGCCAAACTACATAAATAAATGTAGATCCATCTGGAATATCTGCATAACCATCACGTATAATTAGTGGATTCGGTGTATTATTTGCAACCGACTCCATAATACAAGTCAATACGCCTGAAGCATTTCCGGCTAAAATAGTAGGATAAATTTTTTGGTTATTGCTACCTGCAGCCGTTACTGGCATATATCCTTTAAAATAAACACTTTTCTCATTAGGGAAAATATCTATTTTTTGATATCTATATGCTTCATCAGTTGTTATAATAGTTCCATTAACATTTATAATACCTTGGGTGCCATAGTTTATAATTTCAATACCTCTTAAAACAATAGGTTTTATAAAATAATCTAAAGCTAGTGCTAAAGTAGTTGTACGTCCATTGGAGATAGCTTCCAAAGAACTAATGTTGAACTTATCTTCAACTTTTACTTTAGATTTTTTACTGAACACCTTTTTTGATATACCATTACTTACAGAAAGAATTACATCAAATTCGTCTAATTCTTCTTCTAAAACAGTTATTGGAGTAGGTATGCCATTCACAATTTCTTTAAAATTTATGTATGTGCCAATAATAGTTGCATACCATCTTTCATTCTTAGTTAATGAAGGCTGTGTATTTAATTCAGCATCTCCAGTTATACCAGTTAATTGTAATTCATTTATTTGATCTTTATTATAGGTCATTTTATTAGTTAACCCTAGATCAACCAAAGCGGTATTTGGTTTTGGATTTTCATCCGTTACGTTAATTACGATTTCGTTTGCCATGATTATTTTTTTGTATTTAGTTTTTTATCTATAACCTACAATAATTCCATCTTGAACTATTATGTCTTTATCGTTGAATATTAGACCTGTAAATCCCCTTTGTCCCTTTACTCTTAATCCTCCTTCAAGTATATCCAAAGCGAAATTATTTACAGCATTTTTGACTTCTATTTGGATTCCTATATTTTCATTAAATGGGTTTGTATCTTTCATGGAGTTAATTACATACATTAATGCTCCCTCAGTTCCAGAAGAGGCAGGTAGTGTTTGTCCGAATCGAATATCTTTCAAACTGTCATTATCTCCGTATAGTCTTCTATAAATAGTTTGTTCAGGGCTTATAGTTACAAAACTGCTATTCAGAGTCCATGCATCACCAACACGCATAGATCCATTTTGGATTGTAAAATCACCTATCTTTCCTTTGCTGGCATTTATTTCTCCTGATAAATAAGCATCTGTAGCATACAATTTTCCATTATGAGAAATTCTTGTTGGTGCAATATTCCTATCTGCATATGCTTTTCCAGACCATAAAAAAGCATCATCCCCAGAACCGTTACCAGTCATACCAGCAGTACCACCAAGTTCAAAAGTTGCCATATCAAAGTCAAACCAAGCACGACCATTAGTTGCAGAAAGCTTTTTGGTTTTTATATATCCTCCTTGAATAGATGTCATTCCCTCAAGCATTGTTATATATCGAAGATTATTTGAGTCAACCGAATGGAGCATTGCTATAAGAAAATTATAGTAGTTTTCTTCACTATTATATGTTATACGTTGTTTAGTTATTAGAAAGGTTCCGTCTGGTCCATTTTTTTGACAACGAGCATAGATGTAATACTTATCATTATCCGGAAGAGTTTGATTTAATTCTAACATATTCCAGTCAGTTGTCTGTCCAGGATTAATTAGGTAGTGAGTAAGTACACCTGCAGTAATCTTAATCTGATTTGCATTACCAGCAACATTTGGTACAAATTCAATCCCACTATAGCCTAATTGCTGGCTATCATCACCTGTCTCAAACAACAGTGTTCTAATAGATATAGGACGAATAACATCTGTATATAAGAATCCATCTACATCAAATAAACTCTCACGAAGCTCTTTTGTCATTCGGTAAGAATTAAGCGTTTGCTGTCGATTCTCAATCTTTTCAAACTTTATATCGGTTTTTATGTCTTTTAGATCATTTTTGATTTCTTTTACCAAAGAAACTTCGTATACGTCTGCAATATCCAGATCATATTTATCCTGGAATAAATCATACTTTAGTCCGATTATCCGGGTTATCTTATCAACCCCGAAAGAATCATCTTTTATGGACGCATAGTCGCCAATATCTGCCTTCACTTTATCACGCATGAAAAGCGGGTCAATGTTTAAAGCATATTTGACATTATTCTGGCAAACTTGCTGATACTTTTCCAGTACTTTTTCATGAAGCTTATTCTCAGCATTAGTTATATACTGCTCCGGCATCATGATATCGATTAATGTAAATTCATCACCAACTTTAAAGCTGAATATTGTTGATGTATCAGGAAATTTTAATCCTTTTTCATCGGCAATCTGCTTTATTTTAAAAGTCTTAGTAGAATGATCATAATCCACTATTTCGAAGTCATATCCTGCTAAATCACCTTTAGTAACACTTATTTTAGCAGGAGTTCCCGCAATAAGGTATTTAGTCGATCCATCTGGATTCTTTTCTTTTAAATCAAAATCCATATTTGACACAGAAAAAGACTGTACACCTTTCTCTAAGCTTCCAACAGAAGAAATAACACCTTTGAAAGTGGGTTTTATGTCATCCATTGTTATTACGTCTTCAACACGGCCGAAAAGATCTATTGCTGCTTGACTTGTAATATAATCACCAACGGCTACAGGCATACGAAGACGTTGTGAATACTCACGGTAATTTGCTGGAATATTTTGTGAGCTTCCATAACCGTAAAGAATTGAAACAACTTCGCTATCATTGACACGAGATCGATTCAGATCATAAAGGCCATTTCCTTTACCATACTCAAATACATAAGGTAATGTTCTGCTTACTTTCCGAATATGGAGAATGTATTTACCATTTCTTTGTTCAATATCAAATTCCTGATCAAACTCCTGACAGATTCGCTGTAAAGCAGCTAAACAATTCTCATTATTGAAAGTGATCGTTTTAGCTTCTGTATTGGTTGGAAATTCACCTAATTCCCATTTTGTTTCCCATTTATTAGCATTGTTTATGATAAGATACAAGAATGCTGGAATATCAGAGGTCATAGGAAACTCTACTCCTGTTTTAAAACCTTGTGAATCCAGATTAAATAGTTTCAGCTTACGGAGAAGGTAAGCTATACCTTCAAATCGTAAATTAGAAGTAAATCGATCATCTGCCAACTTCTTAACCTGTGGCATTAGGTTTAAAAAGTAATCTTTTCCTCTGAAAGTTATTTTGTCTTCTAAAAACAGATTTAGTGGAATACTTGAGTCAACATCAATATCAATGAAGTCTTCGAAGTTCACCTGTTTATTAAGTACAAAACTTGTCATACTGATAAAAGGCTTACGGCTGAATAACTCTATATTATTGCCATTTTTCTGATTTATTACAATTTGTTCCATAGTACCTCTGCATTAGTTGTTAATTCAGTGATTTCATCTACATCCCCGGCTAATGATATGTAATGAGTATTTATATTAGATTCATAATCGAAACTTTCATATCCGGTCTTTAAAACAGCTTTAGACATTGGTAATGTTTGGTTACTGGTATTTTGAAGTGTGAAAACTAACTTTCCATATAAATCAAGATTAGCAGAAAATCGAAGTCCTATTCTTTGTAGCCCTAGTAATTTATATGATTGGCTTCCTAATACTTCAAATTTGTTTGTGCTTTTATTTCTAGCAATTGCATATAATATATAAACACCAGTTCCTGTAGCATCAGCTCCAAATGTGTATTGTTTTAATTTATTACTAACTACTGCAGATGTTTTGTAGTACTTTTTAGTTTCAGTACTCCCCAATATTAAATTACCTTTGTCTGATGTTTCAAAAGGAAGACTTTCTGTTATATTAACAGTTCCTTTTTTAAACAATGATGAATGGCCTGTATTAATATCAATCCATTTATTTGTTTTAAATGATAACTGAAGATCTGATGATTCAATTCTAAGAACCTTCTTGATAGGATTTTCTTCTACCATTTTTAAAGTAAAAACACCCACCATTTGACCATCCCTGAAATCTTTTTGCAGATCTACTCCGTCAGATAACTTAACGTCGTAAATCAAAGGCTTATATCCAAATGGAGACACTATAAGTCTTTGCGTACCTACCTCATCAAATTCAGAAAGAAGTTCATCGAATTTTTCTTTCATATCTTGCCATTCCCCCCCTACAATCCAGCAATCAAGAGAGATATTCCTTTCTTCATATTCTGGCTTTTGCATAGGATCTGATTGGCGTCCGTGATATCCCGGCCACTTATATGTATTTTGTTCTCTAGGTTTTAGTTTCCCAAGTAGTCCATCAGACTTCGCCACTCGAACACCAAAATCTCTAAATACCTTACCATTTAATGAATAATTTACTTCTCCCATGATCTCAGATGTATTGTTGCATTTCCTTTTACAGTTCCGCCGTATTGGTACACTGTAACTTTTGCATTTTCCTTAGCTTCAATTTCGACAGTAGCTCCGTCGGCGATTGTCACATAAACAATTGAATTGTCTTTTGCTATAATTTTCACATTTGATTTATGCCGGATATAAACGTCTCCAACGTTATATTCGTTATATTCTAATTCTGCATCAGATTCTCCGAAAAAGGCAATCTGTTTAGCGTTTTCTTTCTTTACTTTAGCATCAGTATAAAGTCCATAATGAGAGGTTGTTTTATACTTTCTCAATAGACCAAGTGAAGGAAAATCTTTCTCCATTGCCCAGTCAGAACCCTTGAAAAACATTTCGCAATATTCTTTCATGGTTGCTTTTGCCATATCCTCTCTCCACGGCTTGCAAATACCATTCTCTGTTGCTAATTTTATTACGTCTCTCATAATCCTGATCCTCTTAATCCGTTGTTATTAGTTATTTTGCTATTGAGTTCAGCCATATTTTTATCTATGCTATGTAGACGGCTGGTATTGAATTCTATTTTGGACAATTGTATAAGTGATTCACGCATTACCGCACTGCTCTTATCCTGCATTTCAAGCATCTTTCCTTGAACTATTCTCATAGCATTTAATTGTGATACTAATTGCCCTGCTTCCTCAGAAGTAATAGATTTTACAGCTCCTTCAAGTCCTTTTGGTGATGTATTAGCATCTTGGAAGAATTCTTTGTATTGTTCAAGGAATTTTTGCTGCTCAAGACCTGCGTTTTTCATTAACTCCTTATAATAGTTCATTCGATCGCTACTTAAAGGGTTAAATGTCCCAGTACCATCTTTGTTTACACCACTTTCTGCAAGCATTTTATCGAATATATCGCCCATGCTTTTTTCAAGACGGGAACGAACCCAAGCCTTTGCCATGTTAGCAAAAACATCATTTGCTTTTTTATCCAAAGAATCTAAAGCACTTTCTCCTTTTGATAATGCTTCTACAAGACCATCTGTTAACTGACTGGCCATGTCCTTGGCATCTGTTTGAAGGAAGTCTTTTGCTATACTATCTACCAGATCCTGATATTGACGGTCAAGAGATTTAATCTGCTCTTTATACTCGTCCATTTTTCCGGAATCACTTTTCTTCTTATCTCCTTCAATTCGGTACATTTCACGAAGTCTAGCCTGCTGGTCACGGATATTTTGTAAGCTTCTTTTTTCAGCATCATATTTATCACTACCCAAAGCTTTATTAGCTGCATAAGCCAAGTCTTCGTAAGCTGATTTAAGTTCCTTTAAAGCTTCTGCTTCTCGTTTTATAGCACGCTCTTTCTTTTTGTCGTTATTGAACCATCCAGAAACAGACTTTATTAACCCTCCAATAGCTTGTAATCCGCCAGCAATTCCTTGAACTATATTGCCAGAAGCAAATCCCTTAAAGGCATTCGTAAGCCCCTGTTGCATCTGCTCAAACCCTTGCATTGTTTGCTCAAGGTTATCCAGAATGTCTCCAAACGCATTATCCATGCTTAAACCTAAATCATCAAAAATCCCCTTTACTGATGATATTGCACTTCTAACATTATTGAAGTATTCAGAAACTGAATTAAGAGAATTAAGTAATCGTACTTGGCTTTCGGATAGTTTGAATTCGGCATTTTGAACATCTTCTGTAGCTTGCTTTCTCTTTTTTAAAGCTTCTACTCTTTTCCGGTCTGCCTCATTAAATTCGTCCCCAGACTGAGCCTTATTTAGCAGTTCATAACTTTCAGCTAGATCTAAGTTTGCCTGCTTTAATATTTCCTGTTTCTTTTTTAAATCCTCAGAAGCTTCTTTATACTCTTTGTAACTGCTGATAATAGATTTTAAAGGATTAGAAATATTTAATTTGTTCTGAATCTCATTTATTTTATCGGAAACAACTTTATAGTCTTGGACAGATAAGTTTTCTTTATTAGCTAATCTGAATGCTATTAATTGCTGTAAAATTCTTTGCAGAGTAGATCTAGTTACGAATTCCAATTCTCCAAAAGCGATTGCCCAATCCTTAGAAGCTCTAAATGCTTCTACTGTTAAGGCGGATAATTGCTCTCCATAGGCTTTTTTAATTTTTTCCCTTTCAGAATCATTTTTAGCAAAAGTCATATTTGCCTGAAATTCCCTTGTTATATCTTCTTTCTTTTCTTCGAAGGATCGGTGTTCTTTTAGGAGATTAACATAATTATCTTTTTGTAATTTTTTTTCAGCTTCTAGCCTTTGATTTATAATTGCTTCAAATCCTTGACCTCTTCTATTTGAATTTTTTGTTGACTCTTGAGAAACAATTTTGTCATACTCACGCTGTAGGTATACGACTTTTTCAGCCTGAGTACTCATTTTATAAAGCTTCGCTTCTAAGTCATCTGTAAATTGCGTTTTTGGATCTTTTTCACCAGTTAGATTTCTAAAAATGTCATTTAGTTTTGCCCAGTTTTGAAGTTCCTTATCTGTAAGTTTAAAACCATTTGAAGATTTTTCTTCAAATTCTCTTATTCTCTTTTCTATTTCGTCAAAATATGAGACTCCTTTAAGATTCGGAAACTGTGCTTTTGCTACCTCTTCTCCATATTTGGCAGCCAGCTGATATCGGACATTCCATTGACGTTCAGTTTCTGACATTTCTTCGTCAAAGGATTTTACTTGAATTTCCCTTCTTTTTTCTTCTAATGCATTATTAATATCTTGAAGTTGCTTTTTAGCTTCTTCTTTTGTAACGGTTTGACCTGTGAAATATGGGTTTCCGTTTTTATCTTTATCGTGGCCGAATTTATCTAACTTACGGAGTCTTACCATGCCATTTTGCATAGTTTGTAAAGCTTCTTCAAGTAGCTGAGCTCTTCTTTCTAAATCTTTAATACTTCCTTCAGGAAATATTTCTGCAAGTTGTTTCTGAGTAGTATTTTTAGAGTTAATACTATCACGCTCCCTCTCTAGAGCTTCTTTTTGCAGCGTTAGTTTACGAGCAAGTGCTTTTGTAGGAGCATTATCAATTGCTTCTCCTAAAGATTTTATTCTTTCATCTAGTTTAGCCTTCCATCCTGAAACTCCACCTGTTTTTACTTCATCATCTCCAATTTCGACTGGAACAAATATTTTTAATTTATCTTCTTCTGTCTTTTTTAACTGTTTTACCCATTCAATAGTCTCTTTAGTAGCTTTTTTACCTTCAACCATTCCTGTCTTTATTTGCTTATCTGCAACAGAAATGTTTTTACGTATTTGGGCAGTAATTTCATCATTACTTTTAAGGATAAAATTATTGAGCTCCTTATTTTCTTTAAACTCTTTTAATTTTTCATCACGTAGTTTTTTTGCCTCAATAGTTTCTTGTCTATATTTAATTCCGGAATTGTCACCACCTAATCTATTTATGGGTGCTTTACTTGATTTTTCAAGAGCTTTCTGATAATCATATTCAGCTTTCTGATAATCCATTTCAGATTGAGCTTCTTTTTCAAGATTCGCTCTAGTAACAGCCATCCTTGCCTGAGCTTTTGCAAACTCCTGCATTTTCTTAGTCACATAGTCAAATGTTGAGGCTAATCTATTAGTTGCTTTGAATTGAGCGTCAAGTGTCCCACGGAACGCTGGATCAATTGCAATAAGCTTTTCATAAGCCCTTTTCCTACCTTCTAAAGATGTGTTTTCATTTTTTATAGTGTGAACAAGTAGATCTATATCTGCCTTAGATTTAGCTACTCCTTTACTAAACTCTTTCTGGTATTTATCAGTTATTTCTGTTTGGGCAATTTGAGTTGCATTAAACTCTCTTGTTATTGAAAGAAGTTCTCTTAACTGATCTCCGTAAACAGCATATGTTGAAGTGACAAGAGCGATAATTGTGATAGCAGCAACTAAAGGGTTGGCTTTTGTAGTCAAATTGAATAAAGCCTGAGCATCCGCGGCAGTTTTAATACTTCTAGCTAAGCTTATCCAAGTCGTAATACTCTGATACATCGCCTGGGCTTTTTGAACAACTGCAGTAAGAATTAGTGCAGCTCTATAGGCTCCGTAGGTGATTATCAATACTTTTAATACTTTAATGACCTCTTCATAATTTTCAACTAAATAAGATAGTCCGTCAATTGCATCATTTAAGATACCTTCGTTAGCTTCTCCAATCTTATTAAGCATCTGGTCCCAAGCATCTTCTAAATTGGATATTTTTCCAGATAATGAAGCTGATTGTTTTTCCATAAGATTAAAGAACATTCCTCCCTCATTAGTCATAGAGAAAAGAACATCTTTGACATCTTTAAAACCTATCTTTCCTGCAGAAACCATAGCAGATACTTCGGCAGTAGTTTTGTTGAATTTTTTAGCAAGTTCTGCAACCATTGGAATACCGGCTTCGGTAAACTGTCTAAGATCATCCCCCATCAATTTACCCTTAGCCTTAACTTGACCATATACAAGGTTTATTCGGCTTAATGGTATAGAAAGTCCAGCAGCAATATTCCCCATACGGGTAAGTGTGTCTACTACTTGACTTGCAGGTATTTGAAAAGCTAGTAATTGTTTTGCACCAGAAGAAACATCCTGAAGAGAGAATGGTGTCTTTGCAGCCAAATTTACCATATCACCCATTAAAGACTTCGCCTGATTAGCATCTCCAAGCATAGTCGAAAATGCAATTTCAGTTTTTTGGAATTCTCCACGAATATTTATAAGCTCTTTTGCAAAGCCTAATAAAGCTTGACCAGAAAAATACCCTGCAATTCCTAATGACAAATTTTTAAAAGCAGAATCAATATTTTTTGTTTCTTTCTGAACAGTATTATTAAGCCCAAAAATATCTTGACGCATTTCATTAATGCTGTTTCGCCACTGCGTCATGTCGATTCCGGCACCAAAATATAAAGCTCCTTGACTATTGTTCATTACTGGTATTGCTTGAGTTGTTCCATTAGCTCATCAGCGTTTTGTTCTGTGAGTTTTACGGATTTGGTATTGTTATTAGTTTTTTTATCGTCGTCTTTGTCGTAATCGTAGTCCGGTGCATCAATGAGCATCCTTTGTACGATTCGCCAGTCAACTTCCCAAAGCAGGTAGTCTAAAGTCCATCCGAAGTGGTGACAGATTTGTCCAATGTTTCCGTAGATGGATTTGAGACCTTTGACTCTATCGGCTTCGCTTTGGTCGGTCTGTTGCCGTTCATCAATGCCGTAGAAGTCATAAAATTTTGGTAGTTGGAAGATTTTAATAATCCCATTGAGAAATTCAATAAATCATCACTATCAAATGAGTTTAGAAAGTGGTCCATCAACTCATCATGAGAGATTTTAACCGTTTCCCTTTTAATGTATTTCTTAATGAATCTTGGAAGCTTTTTATATTTATCAGGAATATCCTCTTTATACTGATCTCCAATGGATATAATTATAGCTTCAACACAGAGCTTAGCATTATCTCTTACAGACTGGTATTGAGCGGGAATGCTTATTGAAAGATCTTCACTTGTAAAGGCTTCTTCATCAATATTCATTTTAATAAAGACATCAGATAGTAGCGTCATTTTTCCCAAAGTCATTTTTCCAGTATTCCATGCTCTACTTTTGCCATTGAATACAGTTTCAAACTCATAACCTCTACTTAAAAGTATACTAATCTCTTCCTGTTCTAATTGTGTATTATTCATGGTTAGAAAAAAGCCCGCCCATTAGTACAGACGGGCTTTTGATTTAAAAGATTAATATGCTATGGAGTTGTTGCCAGTGGATATTTCGGCATTTCGAAATTTGAAATTCCTGCTTTTGTAGGTTTTAAAACCGTTACGGTAACGATTACACCAAGTAAGCTATCCTTACCCATTGCGTCAGAAAAACGTCCCGCTACCTGAGCTCTAGGAACGTCAAAACCGTGACCTTGATCTGGTTTTACCTGAAAAGACATTTCTACAGGCACAAGCTTTTCTGGTGGTGTGTATTTTCCAGTTGTTGCATCTACTGTTCCTCCCCAAATTTGCTTGAAAGTAGCCCCATCTGGGTTGTGAATTTCAAATTCAAAAGAAAGAGTCCCATCCTTCTGTCTGATAAAAATTGGCGTGTCTGATTCTTCAATTTTGAATTCGGTTTTATCACCTTCAGCGTGATTAACTTTGAAAGAACCTTCTTTCACATCACCTAAGCGAGCTAAAGTTGTTCCCATGCCTCCATCAGAAGCAATAGCTCCGATATTAATTTGAGCTAAACCGTTATTAATTGTACTCATTGGTATTAAGTTTTTTAGTTAAAAGCATTCAGGGAAACCCTGAAGTTTATATAGTTTGCGTTTTCATTGGTTTCTTCCAGTTGAGCTATATTTTCAATTGAAAGATTATATTTTGGATCAGCGTGATACTTTAGGACTTCAACAATCTGTGAAGAGATTTCTTTAAGCCTTTTCTTATTTGGAACCTGAACAATAGTTCCTCCACTGTTTACAGAAATATTTGGCACATAACAATTGACATTAAAAACACCATTCTGCATAAATTGCCCAGTCATCGTTAGAGAATTGATAACTATATCCTCGGTGTTTGTCGTAATTCTTTTGTCTATGTATATCTTTCCTGAGATAGTAGGCTTATTGGCGTTTAAAAGCTCCAAAATCCACTCTTTACCATCAATTACTGTCTTCATCGTCTAAGCTGATTTAATAATGAAGGAACTTGGATGTTTGCCAATTGTTCAGCGCTTGTCAGAACATTCTTTCCTGTAGATTCTACATAAAGAGCGTACTTCATACCTGCAACAACTATTAAGGCTATTTCCTTTTGTTGTCTGGCAATTTCTAAAGCAAGGTTTTTCCCTATTTTTAAACCATCATCTTTACTTTCTGCACCTCTGGATGAATAAGTAAAGTTTTGGTCAATTACCTTTCCGTCAATAACAATCACATATCCGATTGAATTACGGAGGTTAGCCGTATGGTCAAGATAATTACCGTTTGTTCTGGCTTCGTTGACTGCTTTCTCTCCAACGTATCTAAGAACCCGTATAATAGAGTTATTCAGGTCATCAGTTGCCCCTTTTAGGATCTTATCAATTGACCTCATGTCAAACTTTGGTGTTAAAGCCATATCCTTACGTGTAATTGGTCTTTAGAGAATCTTAAAACAGTTTTTTCAGCTCTTACAATTCCTTCTGTATCTATTACTCTGATCTTTGTTCCTTTGGTGATTCTTTGAGTAGCTTTAGGACAGTAAACAGTCCATCCGTACTCATATATCTCACCGTCTTCTGTGTTTATTTTAGCTCCGGGACCAGCTACTTCGTCACGACATTTTCCCCAATCCTGCCATGTACTTTCAGTTGTTATCCATTCACCTGTAGCTTCATCATATTGGCTTTCGCCTTCAACAAATACTTTCAGAGAATATGGATATTGAATTACAGCCATCGCTTAGTTATGTCTTTAATTGTCTGGGTTGCTGTTTGGTCCGGTTTCCCTAGTCTTCTGGCTATCATTCTATAATAAGCCAGCATACCGTTCTTATCATAGCTTATTGAGTAACCTCCTTCGCTTACACTTGTTGGAGCAAATAGGACATCGGGGAGTATTCTGTAAAACAATTGATCTGTATTTGTGTTCTCGTTGTACTCGGATTCAGGGTCAAGCCCTACTGCTTGCATTTCTGCCAAAAGCAATTGTTCGGAGTATTCAAACGACCATTGTGACATTTTTAACTTTACGTACTCCCCGATAGTCATTATTTCTTAGTTTTTACGATTAAGGTCTTCTTAACGTTGTTCAATGCCGGAATAGCGAATGCAGTTCCCTTAGTTGAAAGAATCTGCGGGTCTTCCGTTCCCCATGTCTTGATTAAGATAAATTCATCTCTTACAGCTTTAGACATTTCTAATCCTGTTTTGATAGTGAATTCATCAGAAAGAGTGTGCTTAGTTGCACCAAGAATAGGAGAAATAGAGAATGTTACGTTACCAGGTTCCCATCCAGTTAAGGCTGATCTGGTTCCGGTCTTGTCTTCTTTTTGAACAACAGAATTCCACACTTTGAAAGTTGGCAATCCTTTAGAGTTTAATTCAGCATTGACCTGTTCAAGGGTTACGCTAGGCAAAACAGTTGATTCAGATACCGGCACACCCAGAACGAACATTTTAACATTGATGTTCTTTAGAATCTTGTTTAGCAATTTGCTTTCAAGGGTCATAGTAGAATATCTATATCCTAAATCCCCGGCTTCTTCTTGCCATGTTTCGATTTCAGCAATAGGGTCAGCTGTTGGATCACTAGCCCAGTCTTTTGCAGAAGAAACAGTTTTAACCCCATAGTTAAGCTTCACAGCTTTAACACCAAGGTTGTTATTGGATAACGTTTCCATTTTCCCTGTAGAAGCAAGCTGTTTTGCTTCATATTCCAAACGTGCGTTTACTGCATCTAAGCAGAAAGGCGCATCTTCGTAAATCATATCAATCATTTGATTCTTCACAGATGCGTTATTTGGGAATTGTAAAGCTGCAGCTCTTAGTTCACGAATTTTGAACATGTCATATTCGTCTTTGTCTCTGGCGACTTCCTTTTTTGAGATTTGCCCCATAGATGTTTCTACGAAATCACGCCCTTTTCTGATTGCTCTAGAACCCAAAGCAACAACATCGGCCATTACTTTTGCTCCGGCTGCCTTTTCGATAGATTTAAAGTCAAGCCCTGTATTGAATTCTAATGGAAAGAACTCACGATAGTGCAATTCTCCTAATGGATACGCATCGATAATAGCTTTCCAATCTGCTTCCTTGAATTCAGGGACTACATTATTAGCATTTATTTTTACTTGATCTGCCATTGGTTAAGTTTTTAGTGGTTAATAGTTTTTACCCTGATTACCAAGAAGTGAGTCTTGGAAGTGCTTTTTTAATTAATGCAACACCAGCCTGTTCAAGATCTGGAAGGGCTTCTGCTCTAAAAGTGGCTGCAATAGCTACTGCTACCAATGGGAAATCGTCAATAACGATGTCATGAGTTGTTAAGCCGATTGCTCCAACCAGATTAGCATCAGTAAGAGCTTCATTAATTACATTGAACTTTCCTTCGTCACCTGGAACCAAAACAGTTCCCGCAGGCAAAACACCGTCAGTAAATCTTGCAGATGCAGAAGTCTTATCTACATGTACTCCACCCGGATAATGAGCTGTGATTTCATCAAACACAACTTTCTGGAACCCTGATGGTCCTGATTTAGTTATTTGTTTCATTGTTGTACTTGTTTTTGATGTAATTCGCAACATCCGGAGAGACCTCTCCTTCTTTTGGTGTTTGACCGAATAGAGGGACATCTTTAGTCTTTAGCTTTTCATTGCTTGTGTCCTGTAGATATTTGTCCTCTGCTTCTTTTATGGAAGTAGCGAATGTTTCTATTTCATCGTCTTTTTCAAAGGTTTTCCCCAGGTGAAGACTGTAGAATGATTCGTTTACTCCTAATTCTTTGAGTTTTGAAACTAGCTTTTCTGCATTGGTTTTGTTGACCTTTTCAGTTTGTAGTCCAGTAATGTATTCAGCTTGTTTATCAAGCTTTTCATTTAGAGCTTTCGCCCATTCCGGAACTTCTTCACCACCCGTTTCTTTCTTTTCTTCACCCTCCTTTTTTTCTTCTTCCTTCTTCTCTTCGGATTTACCTTCTCCTGTTTTCTTTAGGTTTGTGATTTCAGTTTGTAACGTTCGGTTTTGGTCTGCGAAAGACTGATATATTTTCATCTGTCCTTCTACCCCTGCAACAGCAGTTTCGATTTCCTCTTCTTTTTCGACCGTCTTGGCTAAAGTTTCAGCCGTAACTTTCAAAATTGTCTCGCTTAACCCTAAATCCTTGTATTTAGTTTTAAGCAGTGCTAAGATTTTGTCAAACATTGTTTACGAATTGATTGTTAATTATTTCTGTCGTAACAAATTTACTTCGACTATTATATTTTTATTATCTTTTTATATGCTTTTTAATTGCTTTTTAGTATTTTTGAACAGAATTAATACCATTTTGTTTTTATGAATGATTTCCTGAAAAAACGATGTGCTGATTTGACAGTTTTAGAAATATTGAATCTGGCTCACTTGAAGAATAAAGTCGAAAAACCATTTATAGATATGGCTCAATTCTGCGAGGTATCAGGAATGGACAAGAACAAAGTTCACAGGCTTTTAATACATGACTTATCTGGAGTACGCGAGCTTGTATTTGGAGGCTATGAGAAACATAAAAAATATAAGTCAGGTAGAAAGCTATGCTTTGATACTGGAAAGACTTTGGAATGGTTAAATAAAAGAGAGTAAGCCGAAAATCTAAAGAGTAGGCACCATAAATAAATATATATACCAATGTTTGTACTAAGAAGAATTTCAGGAGAAAGAATTGAAATGAACAAAGTAATCGGAGACGGTTACACTGTTATTGATCGTGAAAACAATTATGATGAGTTCAAAATAGTTTTTGAACATTACTTTGACAAAAAACACTTTGCTGATTTAGATCCGGAAGGTGATAATGACACAAAGAATTGCTATGCATTCGTAACACATGACTCTATCATCCAACCTCTTTACAAAAATCAGCAAAACTACATCATGTCTGAAAACGGAAAGACATTTTCAAACCTAACTTACAGGTAATGACAGACAAGAAGGCAAAAACTTTAGGCTTTACACATAAGGGTAAAATGTATGGTATTCCGGTATACTGCACCGACGAAGAAGTTCCTGACGTAAAGCCTAAAAACCTTCTTTGGGAAATGTACTTTTCAATACTAATTTTTCTCGATTCACACATATTTCAAATTTCTGAAGCTTTTGTGATTGATGAAATGGAAGAAATATAATACAGATCCAATCATATTACCATAGCCACTTTTATAGGTGGCTTTTTTATTATATATTTATGAGTTTACATTGATATATATGAATAAACTTATACTTATTGGAAATGGGTTTGACTTAGCTCATGGATTTAATACTAAATATTGTAACTTCTTAGATTATATATGGAAAAATTTTAATAAAAAAGAGTTGTTTGAAAATTTGTTTGATGTAAATGAAAGTCTTTTTAATTCAGTTGAAATAAATAGTTTTGAAGAATTTAAAAATCATTATAGCCATTATACAAAACATAGGTATAAGTTTATTAATAAAGTAGGAAATAGACTTTTTGACTTAAATTACATTTTTGAAGATAATCATGAAGAATTAGTTTTTTCAATAAAAAATGCATTTTTAGAACAGATAACAATAGAGAATGCAAATAATTGGGTTGATATAGAAAATTGTTATTATAACACATTAATTTCTCTTCTTAAAAAAGTAAATAATAATAGCGGTATAAGGTCTATTCAGCAATTAAATGATGAATTTGAGGTTATTAAAAAGCTATTACAACAATATCTCATAGAAGAGGTTGAAAGAAAATACAATATTTACGGCCATTACATTAATGACACTGAAATATTCAGGCTATTTGGTTATGAGCATAAGGATTTAAACAAAATTAAAAGCCATAAATATTATTTAGAATTTGACAAGAGTGATCATAAATCGCTACAGGAATTTGACAATAAATTTCATCCATACCAAATACACAAGCAAGAATTAGCTTGTTTTGAAAATATGTTTTTAGATTTTAATTATACTTCAACAGTTTCAGAATATGTAAAAGCGCTAAACAAGGCTGATTATAAGGTATATGGTAATAACTACCACATAAAGATCCATGGTGACGTTTTCGACAGCTCAGGAGAGAACCCAATAAATTTTGGTTTTGGAGACGAAATGGACGAAAAATATAAAATGATTGAAAATGAGAATGATAACAATTATCTCCAAAACATAAAATCCTTTATGTACTTAAATAATTCAAACTATAGGAAACTTCTTAATTGGATTAATGAAAAAGAATTTCAGGTCTTTGTAATGGGGCATTCTTGTGGACTTTCTGATAGAACAATGTTAAACACTATTTTTGAACATCATAACTGTAGATCAATAAAGGTGTTTTATCATGCTTATAATGGTAAAGACAACTTCAGAGATACAATTCAAAATATATCAAGGTGCTTTAACAAGAAAGCTTTAATGAGGGAAAAAGTTGTAGATAAAGGGTTATCTGAGCCACTACCACAAGAAGTTAGATTTCCTCTACGAAAAGGTACTTCTTAAAATTCCCGTGCCGTTTTAGTCTTTCATCAGAAGAAACTAATTTATGCCAGTAGTCATTATTTGATTGCTGGTATTTTTTATCCTGAATCCTGGCTTTTGGTTCCCGAAGCAAAATGAGAAGGTTGGAAAGATTATTCCGGAGGTTACTGTGTTTTGGATCTACTTCTGAATAAATATATTCTAATGTATGTGTAAGCTTTTCGTAGATTTCCTTTAGGCCTGTATCAGAGTATAGGTGAAAGCAGAAGTATGGTAGTTCTGGCTCTTCATACCCAAAAATAACATTCTCACAATGAGAAAGGAAATCCATAGTCAAAGCCATGAAAGTAAATTCCATTCCCTTTGTGAGGCGGTCGTATTCTTTTATTTCTTCTGGGTAAAGTTCTGCCATAATCATTCAAGTCTTTCGACCTCAGTTATTATTCTACTTTGTATATCTTTTATATAATTGTATTCCAAATGGCTACCACAATTACATCTATAGCTTCCATATGCAAATGAAGACATTCTAACAGGTCCATTTGGACATGTTTCACAATAAGGAATAAAACTATCAAATACATATTCTTCGTTTTTAACAGATAATTTAAATTTACAGTTAAAGGTATATTGTCCACCTAAAATAGCTCTATGATAATGCGGAGATTTACTTATAGCATTAATCATTTTAATTTCTTGTTTAGATTTTGGCTTAAATATGTATGGAAATATTTTTATAAAAGAAAATATTAGTAAGCCTGAAATTATGATTTGCCACAAATAAAATTCCTTACTGAAAAACTTTATAAATTTATTAGTGCTTTCAGAAAAAAAATTATTTATTAATTTTAGATCTAAATACTCAGTCATGTATAATGTTACAGGGACAAGTATTATTGGCAATATAATTGGAACAAATATTTTATCTATAAATTTTTGCATATTAAAACTAACTAGATATAAGCAAAAATAGAAGATTAAATTTATTCTACAAATTTTTTATTATCAGCTATAAAATCCGGCTTCCGTTTCCAGTTTTTCATCTTGTCAGCATTATTTTTATGCCATTGTACGAAATTATCTGGAACATTACCAACATAGTTTTCTGAGGATTCCGGAGGGAGGTTCTGACCGGCATTCAATTCTTTTATAAATTCAGTTTCTGACTTCATAATCATTGTACGGAAACACATGCAGCCTGTATGCCATTTACTCCAATCAAAATCCTTTGGGTATAAGCCTTTTAATTCATCACACATGTCATAATGTTTATGTGATGGGGAAAGGTTTATTTTCTGACCTACAACGTCGTTATTTGCACTAATTCTCATTTGTTCAGCTGATCGATATCCAGTGTTTATTTGGTCAACTGCTAATCTCAAAGCATTTTTATGTGCGGACCTATACACTCCTTGTCCCGGATGGTAACTTTGTGCGTTTTTAGATAAAACTAAGTTACCGTGTTTGTCTCTTACTCTACGAAATAGCTTATTAGGGTTATTCAAGTTTAATTTTATAGCTCTGGCAAGTTCTTGCGCAGACATGCCTTCTTTAAAAGCTCCTTCTATGGCTAATTCGATGTTTTCTTTTGCTTGTTGTGAAATATTCCATACTCTTTCTGAAACTGTGAATTTGCCTGCTTTTCTATTCTGAAACGCTTCAAGTGCTTTTTGATTGTGAGACTGGTTTGCTATCTTCCGGATCTCTGTTTCATATATCTTTGATGTAATCTTACCTTTTACGGAACCTAACCGAGCTTTTAAAATCTCATCTACTTTAGCATTTGCGAAATCCCACTCATATTCCGTGTAGGTTTTTATAGAATTTAGCAGATTGTCACGGTAATTTACCAGGTACTTATCTACATCTTTTATGATGGATGGGTATTTTCGGAACTGAAACAGCTCATCTTTAAGTTTAAGACGAACAATTATAGAGGAACACGACAATAAAAGCTCATCAAACAGTCTTTCGATAGCCAATAAGTACTTATTTATCCGTTTCCGGTGTAAATCGTCGTGATTCTTCATTACGCTTGCTCAATCTTAAACAATATCTTTTCTGCTTCTTCTTGGTCCGTTGGTTGCGGGTGGTTTTTATACTCAACTCCATTAGCTGGTGAAGCTGCAGTAAAAGTTTTATCTGCATGGATAGTCAAACTATTCCATGTATGTTCTGAAAGTTCCTTTTGATAGTTGGTGCAGAAAGTCTTTCCGTTCTTTTCTCGGAAAACTTCTTTCTGATATCCATTATCAACTAAGAGTTTGTAGAAATTAAAGTTACTCATGATTAAAGTATTTGGGTTGATGCTTTTTTCTCCTGTTCTTCGTTAAGTTGTTGTTGCATTTTGTCCACGTCTTCTACTCCAGCCATCTCCATTGCATAACGTTGTGAGTATATTGGTTGATTTCCGTTAGCTTCCATAAGCATACGTAAGAAAGCTGCAGCATTATTTACCACAAATGGTGTAATTACAGGTTTGATATCTAAACTTTGACTCCGGAACTTTACGTTTAACTGTTGTAAATAAGATTCGATAATGGAAGCTCTACGCATTAATCCGGGGATGTAGATTTTGAATTTGTCTTTTGCTTTTAAGTGAGCTGATAAGAATATGAATTCTGCATTTTCACTGGCTAGCATATTTCCCATGCCTTGAAGCTTGCTCATTGAGAAAACATTTGGTGTCTGGGTAAAAGTATAGATATTATCGTCCAATCTATCCATTTCATTCTCTAAACTCTCATTAGCATTTGGTGGGGTAACAAAGTCTGCGGATCCACCTTCTGACATTTGTAATACTTTTCCAGACTTATCATCTGTAAAGCTTCCTTGCGCTTCACCAATTAAGCTTAATATTGGATATGCAAATTTATCGTTGCTTTCACCGTTATTGGAAAATAGTTTCTCCATCCGTTCAATAGAGCTCTGGGCTTTATGCCATTCAACCTTTTGCTGGCTATAGTAAACTACTGGGATTTTACCGATTGGATTAGTAATAATAGTTTCTGACCATCCATTACCCTCGTCTTTATATGTGATAATTTCAGTTGCCGTGTATACTTCCAATATCTGAGTACTCTTATCGCCATCTTTTAAAGTAAATTCGCGACCAAAGGAAATCATATCGTCGTTATTATCGAATACTGGATATAGTTTGTATTCATTTGGTGTTAAAAGCTTTGTTTTTAGCTTAAATTCAGAATTAAAGCCGTAATCTGCATTACTTCCTTCTACAGTATACCATAGTTCAGCACATTCAGTATATCTTCCAACGGCAATAGCTACTTCCTTATCAAAGAAAACCATTTTATTTTTAGAAATAACCTTTTTAAAGCTATCAAATAGTTCTTCCTTTTCGTCATTGTTTGTATATGTAACCTCATTTGCAAACAAGAAAGTAGCAGCCATGTTATTAATTAATTCCTGATAAGGTAGTCCTATTCGATTTAACGGAATAATCTTTTCAGAAATCAATTCTTCACCATTTGGAAGCTTAGTAACGACTTCTACTTTTTTATCTGGGAAAGCTATTAAATCAGTAAATATTTTGTGTTTCTCTACTTCATATTCACTATCAAACTTCGCGATATCAGGATGAGAACCTTTCCTCTTCTTAAATCGCTCCATTCTTTGTTCTATTGTTAATTCTGCCATGGTTATTATATTAGGGAAGCAATGCGCTTCAGGTTATTGTTTACTGGTTTGTTAAAGTCAAAATATGCTCTCATTAATATCATATCTCGGTAATCCGGAGACCTTCCTATGTTTTCTTTAATTGTTGCTTTATTTACTAAGGTGATCACGTCATAATTCGGGTCCTGCTCTATGGTGTCAAGTTCCTCTTTTATTCTTTCCTTTTGCTCTTCCGATAATTCAGCAGAAATAAACATTAGATTCTTATTGATAATCTTCTCAGCCAGGTATACCAATAATTGAGTTTGAGCATTTTTATATTTCGGAGTATCTTTTTCATCCCCCAGATCTTCATCGAATGGCCGACCATTATTGTGGAAGCCTATGATGTCAAGATTATCTACTACTCCACCACCTACTCCGTCTGCATCTGCAATACAATTACTCTTTGGTATAGAATATTTCTTCTGTAAGGCCTTGATACAATTCTGTATTTCCGTTGTCTTACTTATTTCAAACTCATGAACCTCTATAAGTTCCCAGTCGTCCCATACACCAACAACTGCTAAGTCGGAACCGAACCGGGCAACATCGGCTGTTATATACTTCTGAGGCTTATTTATCAGGTGATCATTCCGGAATAAGTCAAGAATCTTGTCATATACACATAGCTTATATGGATTATCATCATATTCCCAGTTGCCGTTTAGAAGTCTTTCTTTCTTTGCCTTATCAGTTGTACTTCTTAATTGTTCTATATAAAAACTTTCAATGAACGGATTGTCTTGCACGAATGCAGGCAAATAAATCTGTGTAGGAAGTAGTCTATTTTCATTTGAAGCCTTATAAAACTGTGAATACATCCAGTTCTTTTTAGGATTGCATGTGACAAATATTTTTGGCACCAAACTAAACTCATCATTTAATTGCCTACCAACCCTTGTTTTCAAAGTATCAAATGCTCCAAAATTCACCTCTCCGCCTTCTTCTATCCAGCCTCCAGTATATTCCAAGGAACCAAATCTCTCGTAATGTTCATCACTTGGCAGATATTGCAATTTTAGCAAATCGATTCGGGAGCCATTTTTGAATTCAATGAAGTTATCCTGTCCATTATATTTATGCTCCTTCCTAGGGATACTATACGCTTTACAAACTTTACTGAATGTTTTTAAGGTTGATTCCCTGAGGCTTTTTAAACTTTCCCTACCAACAAACCACCTCGTATCAGGATAAGCTAAACAGGAAAATAAAATCCAAGCTACACCTGTCCACGATTTAGCGCCTCCCGCTGCACCCCCATACAAAAATTCCCTTGTATTTTTATCGGTCAGTATTTTTAATGCTTCCTCTTGCTTAAGGTGTTTTTTACCCTCATGAATAGTAATAAAATCAAAATTTCCCCTTTTGAACTTTTCTATATAAATTTCAAAGAGTTGTGTTTCTAACTGGGAAATATCAATTCTATCATTTTTCATCGCCTTTTAATGCCTTTTCTAATTCATCCAGTGCCGAATCTGAAAGCTTTGTTATATCCAAAGCATTTTTCACTTCAACAACGGACTCATCCTTTATACCTTCGTCGGACTTAAATAATGTCATAAGTCTACTTGCATACTCCATTCTTGCCTGAACGCCTATAGCAGCTTCTGTATATACTACTTTACCATCGGAAGTCCGTTTTATTTCTCCTTCATCATCAAACTCCGGTGTCTTCATTATACCTGCTAGCACTGCCGTAACTTGGAAGTTGCTTAAGTCTTGAAAGGTTTTCTGTCTTGCAGATTTCTGGATATCTAATAACTCCGGATTTCTTCGGATTCGACCATATACGGAGATATAAGTAACCTTAAGCATTTCAGCCGCTTTAGTCGGTTGTCCATTGGTTTTTATAAGAGCTTCCTTTAGCTCATCGTCTGTATATGAATCTACATTAGCCATATTAAATATTATTAATTATTACAGGCCTAATTCCTCCTTATCTACAGTTAGATAAACAGGCTGTAAAGGCTGTCCAAATGTCATCATAGAAAGGTAAAGGCATTTCGTTTCCTTTATCTTCTCTATCTCTTCGTCAGTAAGTTCCCAGCAGCTTATTGCTTGGCCATCTTCTGTTCTGTAAGATGGTAATGGCTTGTATTCTTCTTGTCCTTCACCATATACTGCATTTGTTTGAGAAAATTCAATTGGTTTCATATTAATTATTTTTAAAAAAGTTTTCAATTTGTTCAAAGAACCATCCGGTTAAATATGCTTGGCATTCATCGTTCTTAGTATCTAATACAATTCCTCTATCTTCGAACAATCTATTTACCAGATGTACTACTTCGTGCGCTATAATCTTATTGGAAGGAATGTTTTTAAAGCAAACTATATATTTCGAATATCCTTTGTCTTCATCTCTAAAAACAAATGCATCATCTCTTTCGTCTGCTGGTCTATCCCAATTTAATCTGCGAGAATAGATCTCATTTACATTTGACCAATTATCATTGTCCAGTATTATTATGAAGCCTCCAAAGAAGACAGGTATTTTAGTTACTTTCCTTTTCATGGTCACTTAATAATGTTTTGATTTCGTTTTCTGGCTTGTAACATGGTATCCTTTGCATATCTTACAAAAATAAAAGCGTTTAGGAATACGGCTCCGGCTGCTAGTGTGTTTACATTTCTCTATAACACGTCTGGCAGCTCCTTCGGAATCGTATGTTTCCTTATCACATATTGTTGATCTTTTCTGCAAGCTCTTCTCCTTTTATTATTTTTACGTCGGCACTGATACCGAATTGTTCTAAGAAAAACACTTTGTTCTCATAGGAATCAAAAGAAACAGTGAAATATGGATCACCTTCATATACAGCTCCCTGTTTTACCTGTTCTTTTACCTTTTTTACAGCGTCAATTTTTTCCTGTCTCGATTTCTCTTCGAGTTCTTCACGTTCCATTTCCGAAATACTAGCCTCTGGTGTTGATACAGAATTGTCCAACTCTTGCGTAATTGACTTTTCTTTCTTCGATGCTTGAGGTTCAAATGTTGGAACTTCTACTTCTACAGGTTCAGGCATTTCCATTTCTATGAAAGACATATCTACATCATCAAGTCCGGCAATGTCTACATCAATATCTGGGATCATTAATGCGAGCTTTGTGTAATCCATTTCTCCCATGACACTCTTTGAGTTGAAGAAAATATTTAACTCCTTCTCTGTCTTCAGGTCTACATTAATTATTTCGACTTTTATTTCATAATCATTCTTTCCTGATTCTGGATCGTATTTATTAACTTCATCCGCAATACTTATTCTCTGATGTCCAGATACAAGATTTCCAGTTTGCTCATTAACAACCAATCCTCCTATAATTCCATTCTTCTTGATATTAGCCTTTAACTTCTTTCTTGCGTCATCAGATATAGTTCTTGGATTATAGTCACTAAATGAAAAGGAACTACGTAATATGGTCCTTGTTTCAGACTGTTTGACTTTGTTTGTACTCATATTCAAAAATTATTCGCTCAGTATCCGGAAACTCTGCAATGATTTTATTTAGATCATCCGGAGCATTGTTTTTACACCACATTAGAAAGCCTATATCGTCGATAGCTGTCCCCTGGCTTTTAGCATTGCCCAGATTTGAGTATTGTAAAGGATTTATGAGACGCTGTTTTTTTATATATGCTAGCACTTGTCTATTACTCCAATCAGCCAATGGATAAAGCTTTGTACCTTGTGGATTAGTGAAGTTTTCATATCTATTAAGCATTATTCTTCTGTTCATAGAATCATTTTTTTTGAAACCGTAAACAGAATACTCAATGCCTGTCTCTTCTGTGACCTTATCGGTAATCTTTGATAATGCCCATTCTGAATAAGGTATTTGCTCAGACTCATATAAACCTTGCTTTTTAAGGTTGTAATATGCATAGTGGGGCGTCTGTATGAATTTGCAGTTTTCATATCGGTTTTCTGCCCATTTGATGTACCTATTGATGTGATCTAGGTCTTTAACCATATACAAGAAAATACATTGAATAAACTTAAAATGAGGCGAAAGCATTTCGAGTAATGCGATGCTATCTTTGCCAGCTGCAGAATGAAACAGCAAAACCCTATCTGTTTTTTCAGATAAGGCTTTTATGCTGTTCATAGTTGGCGTGAGTAGGTTCATTACCCTCTGGTTCTGATTCTAATCCTTGCCCCTGCAATTCTTCTAAGACTTCTTTGTACAGCACCTACTGCTCTACTGTCTCTTTTGTTGCTTGATTCTGCCATTACTTTGATTTTAGGTTAAACTAATTTTCATCTATTTAATGTTTATTTTGTCTACTATTTTACCCAGAACAATAACGAAATTGCTGTTTTCTTCGGTTAGTGTATCTTCAGCATCTTCGTCGTGTTCAATTAGAACATCTTTGCATTCAACCACCATTTGCGGCGCTTCTTTGCCATAACCTAACTGAAATCTAACAGTATCATATTGCTTTGTATCTACCAGGTCGCCATCTTCATCAATTACGCCTAAACGAGATATATAGAAATTGGTCATAGCTCTATATTCTTCTTTTTTTTCGCCTGAAAGTATTTTATCGAACCATTCTTTAGTCAATACTAAATACAGTTCGTTTTTTGCTTCTTTGATCTTTTTAGACATATTAATATTTTTTAAAGCGTTCAATAATATCTATCAATACGAAACGGTCGTATTTGAAGTTTTTTAATTTGCTCATCATTTCTAGCTGGTCAAACCGTTCTTGACCTATTTTTTTTATCAGATTTTCTCGGTATGGTATCAGGTTGCCATGTTCATGAAAGTTGCAGTGAATACATTGGCTGTGTATGTTATCTAAATCAAATCTAACTGAACCGTAATTACCCCGGCTGAAATAATGCCCCGCATTGCATTGATCTTTTGTATTTAGCCTTTTACATGAAATACACACAAAATCACCTCGGTCGTTTATCTGATCTCTTTTTCTGACATAAGCGTTAACAACTTCTTGCGCTTTTTCAATAAGAGCACCAAGCTTTTTATTCTTATACTTTTGTATTGTCTTTGCTTCGATCATAACTTATACAAATATAATAAATTAATTGCTTTTTAATACTTTTTTAATATATTTTTAGTGTATTTTATATTAAAAAGCGGGTATTACCCCGCTGATTTTATTTCTCTTACTTTATTCACGTAAATAGTGCCTGCTCTTCTTGAAGAGTCATGAACGTGTGTTACTTGCATTACTTCGTAGATGTTTTTACCCGCAACGTAAAATTCGCCCTTCATAGGTGGTGTGACAAAACAACCGCCGGCGACTATTTCGTCTGTATCAAAATCTTTGAAGTGGTATTCACGCTCTAAACGTACGGCCACTGACGAAATAAAGTCGTCAAGAATAATATACAGCTCTTCTGCAGTATCGTCTTTCGATGTTAGATCTAATAGGCCTCTTAGTCTTTCTTTTAGTGTTTTAATATCATGATCTTTATTAAATTATGCCCAAAGTTTATTAGCTAAATCAAAATTCTTTTGAGCCTCGTTTACCGCCTTTTTTGCGTAGGTTAAAGAAAACGAATGTTCTCTTTTGTCAGGGTTTTGTTTATAAAACTCGTGCTTTTGCTTAGCCTCTTCTAATTTATATTCGTAATAATCAACACTTTCAGGCATTGACAAATTAATGTCATTGGCTCTTTTCGCCCAGTATTCGGCTTTATTTTCGTGCGCTGCAGCTTTATCTGCAAACTCTACACTTTTGCCCATTCTTGCCCAATTTCTGTCAATTAACGCCCGATGTCTTTTTTCTGAATGATGCCCTACTTTGATAGGTTCGGCAAGTGATAAGAAATCTTTGCCCTCTTGCGAAGCTTGAAAATAATCATCGCTTTTCTTTTCAGCAGAACCAGCCCAACCGCTGTATTTTTCTGCTTTCGCCTTTGCTCTTTCTTGAACATTGAAACCATCAGCGCGAATAATAGAGTAATAATAAAAGCCGTATTTCTCATAGATCAGGTTAAATACCTCGCTTTCATTTTCTTTACCGTACTTAGTTTGCACGTTGATAATTTCACCTTTAGCGTGTTTTTCAGTGCATTTTGCTAAAAATACGTTTGCGCAAAATTTTGAATAAGTGTTCATATTTGTAATTTTTAATTATTTTGTTAATTCGTTAAATAATGCTTCTAAGCTTTCTTTTTCTTCTGGTGTAGACTTTAGCCTTTCTTCTAATTCTTTACGCTCTACTTCTTTTCTGTCTACTTCTGCAAAGAATTCTAATGTTAGATCGATCTCTTTTTGAATTTCTGCTTTTACGGTGTCTATAGTTCTCATATCGAATTGTTTTAATTTTCTTATGCAAATATATGATCTTTTATTTTGATTTGCCAAATTATAAGATCATTATTTTTGATAAAAATATATAACACCTTGAAAACCAGCAATAAAAAATTTAGTTTGTTTTTAAAAATATAAATGCGTTATTTTGCATTATAATAATATATGATCATATAATGGACGCTAGAATAAAGAGTATATACTTAATTATAAAAGATAATAATGTTATTGCATGCGAAAGCAATTTGAAGGATCTTTTAAGTAAGCTTCCAGACGAGATAAATAATATTCGTGGTTACGATTATTTTTATAGACAGTTCCTGAATAGTAATTATTTTCAGTTTGAATTTAACCGGAACTACTACTTTCAGAAAAAAGAATATATAAAGGGAAATTCTATTAATTAGGAATAAATAAGGGGCTTAGTTGCCCCTTTTATTATTTCCAGAAAATAAGCCTTCCAGCAATACCTATACGGTAATATATTTTATTTTCAGCTTCAAGCTTATCTAGTATAGGTACAACTTCATTAGCTGTTGAGTTTAAATCGTAGCATAGAGCTGCTACATAGGTTCCGCAGTTTCCTCCGGTTTTTACTTTCTTTGCTTTTAGAATTTCAATTATTTGTTCTTCGAGTTCCATTCCTCGAAGGTACAGCTTAAGGAATATTTATGCAATATTAAAAATATCATCCCACCAGGCGCTGAGTATGACAATTCCGATGACAAAAAGAAGGATAATAAACCCCAGTTCAAGCTTTTCATCCCATGTCATGTTTTTGAAAATTTTCATCGTTGTAATTTAGTGTTTGGTTTCCGGATCTCCTTGCGGGTTTCCGTATTTTGCTTGTTTAGAAAAACGACATTTAGTTTAATTAATTGTTTTTCAGTAAGTTGTTGCATGTTTAGAAACTGATACTGTTTTATTGCTCATTTTTCTTCTATTAAATGTTCACATGTATTTCCTTTTGGTTTAAACACTACAAACGATAATATAACATCAGGCCGGTCTATAAATCTTAAGCACTTATGTCTTAACTTGCATTTATCATTCATGCACCTGGAATAATCGTGGGGTAAAGTTTTCATGCTGTAATTTTATATTGTAAAAATTGCGAGATATTACGAGAATCTCGCATTATATATTTCAACAGCCTTTTTAATTGCTGCTTCGGTGGCTGATTCTCTATCAATGAATAAACCATGTGTTAAGTCATTATCACCATTTCTTATGCAGCTAAACCATCCATTTTTAACAGGCACAGCATACACCTTTAATTTAACCGTATCCAGCCACTCAATAGCAAGAGAATTCAATAACATCTCATTATTGTTTATCATTCTATCAAGATCATCTTTACTATCCTGAAACTTACTCAGTGCCTCTTTTGCTTTTCCTTCCATTATTTCAAAATAAATTCTTTAAACGTTCCATCTAAATAATGAACATAACAAGCGTTTCTAAACATTCCTTTAGTAGCTTCTTCAACTTTTTCTCCATATAACATAGGTTCATCAGTTTCATCACTAACATAGTTAGACCATCTTTCTCCACAACATTCACAATAATTCCACATGCCAGAAACATTGTCTCCAATTTCGTTCAATTTTGCCCATGCTTTTTCTTCGTTTTCTGCTTGGATAATTACTGTTTCACATATTCCATGCATTTCATCTTTTACAAAATATCCTCCAGAGTTATTTTGACTGTATGTATAAAATTTAGCTTCCATATATACTTTTAATTGCGGTTTCGGTTAGGGTTAATCCTGAGTATATTATAAGGTCTTCAATAGTTGTAAGATACTTTGATGGTGATGAAAAGTTATTTTGAACAATTGAATAATCTATATAATTATATTCTGCTAAATAAAACCCTATTCTGCTTTTAGATTTTTCAATTTCAAACCCTTCAAAAAGCACTCTGGATTTGGCTTTTTTATATTCTTTCCAAGCTTTATCTTGTTCAAAGTACTGCTCACAGCCGTAAACCCATTTAATCGATGTAGGCTCTTCCAGTGATACATTGTTTTCATCACAAGGAACAAACATCCATAGTGCGAGTGGCTGTTTTAGGAACTGGGCATACGCAATAATATTAGCTTTATCTTTACATTCTCCATCATAGAAGTCTATTTGACTTTCATAATAACCAGAAGCACGCTCTTTACTTAGAACAAAATCGGTCATTGATATAAGTTTATTTTCCATTGCCTACTTCGTTTAAGTTAATAGCTAAGCCACGGCCGATTAAGTCGTTAACATCAAAATGATACTTTAATAATTCTTGAAATAAATCATACTGAGGTAAACATCCTTCTATCTCTTGATTATCAAAAGCCTTTATTGTAGGTTTATATTGTAACCACCAATGAGAAGTCCTGTCACCATTTGAAGGATAACAATACTTATTGTCTGTTATTTTATATAAAGATTCGTCACTAAAAATTGTTTCGTTGTCTTTATCATAATATTCCTTTGTAATTCTTTTTAACGGCACGAATGTCTCTCCGTTGTGTGTTATTTCCTTGGTTAAATCCGACATTGGGCGCAAACACATTTTATAATCAGTTAGCATAGACTCTAATGAAATACACTTATGTGTTGTTGTATTATGGCAATTACCATATTCGTTCATTAAAAAAACGCTGTACGGCAAATAAGGAGCAATGTCCTTTAGTTCAAGTTTATCCATTTTCTTTTACTTTGTTGATTAATTTTTCAATATCCTTTTCCAGAATAGCCCAATCGCATGTAGAGCCATTTCGTTTGATAATTTCGAGCATGTCGAGCATTTCTTCTGAGTGGTCGGGGACTGGCTCTAACCATGATTCAAGATTCTCATTAAACCCTAACTTTGCAAAATATCGTGTAGCAGGGATAGGATTATTTTTAACGAACATTATATAAAATCCACTTTTCTCCGGCAGTCTCTCGCTTACAGGGACTTTTACATATTTTGTTTTCATAGGTTCCATTTTTCTTTATATCTGTTAATAAAATCTTCTGGAAAATCACTTTTCCAACCGCAGTCACAAACAAACTGCTTACCGTTAAACTTTGTCCTAGGCCACCTGTAAGGGCATTTAGCATCTAATCCACAATATGGGGAATAACCTTCTTTTGTCATTAGATTTTCTCTTACAATTGAAAGCTCTTTCATAATTAAAATATTGGTGGTTTTGGGGTTTCTATTGGTTGGTAGTGGGTGACCATATCATTTGAAAAATTAATTACAACTGAGTTAGGCTTTAATCTACCATTGAATGATATTAAGTTATACCAGCCTTTATAAATCTCTTCACCGGCAATAAAGTAACATTCTATTGCTTCCTTCGGCAGATCCTCTTCGCTTTCTATTCGTGTCCATCCGTTGTTGGTTTCGATTCCTGAAAGTGACTTTGGGCGATATAACCCACTTGTTTTAAGGTCAAAATCAAAATCCATATTAAAATGAGACCAATGCCAGTAACTTACATATCCATCATTACTTAAAACAAAGTCTTTTGCTTCTTCAGATAATTTATCCCAATGCTCCCCGTAGGCAGCCTTAATTGCTTCTGTTTTGCTATTCTGTGAGTTCATATGATGTTATTTTTTTAATTTATCGTTTAGTATTACTACCTCGTTTAGTATAAACAGCAGGATAGCTGTAATTACCGAGCGTGATATTTTTTCTTGCTCTATTCCCCAGAAGGTTAGAATAAGGCTGAAAACAATAATGCATGCTATGTATATGTAGAATCTTTTCATAATTCGGTACATTCTTTAATTAGTTGTAATATAGCTTCTGCGTTCTCCTCAGCTTGTATGTTGTTAGGTATGTTCAAAAAATAGTCTGCACATTTATTCAACATTTGCAACATTTCCGGTGCTTTTGAACAAAGTATTTGATTTGCCTTTGTCTCCTGAAGTTCTGATTCATATCGTTCATCTTGCCCAGGATATTTATCAGGTTTCCAAAATTTCATTAATATGCCTTGACTAGTTCTAATAGCTAGTTTGTTTTCTTCGGCAAAGGCTAATTTCCATTCCCCTTTACTTCCTTTAAATTCGCTCATAGTAGTGTTATGTTAGATTCGTTGGTTATTGATGATTTTTGCAACTCAATTAATTCACCATCAGGCATTCTCCATGTTGAACTTGTTGCAATTTTTCCTGAGCTAAAAGTCAGTTTTAATATTGAGTTTTCCGATGCCTTCTCCAAAGAAGCCTGAGCTACTTCGCGGGCGTAGCGCTTTGCTACTTTATCAACCATATATTCTGGTATTTCAAAATGATCTATCATATCATTGTAGTTATTATAGTCATGCTCTTTAGCTACTTCGTCTTTTATTTGTTCAAGGGTTTTCATTACTTTACTTTTTCTAGTTGATTTAAAAGTTCATCAGCAAAATCAATTGCTTCTTCACAATGTGATTTTATCTCACTAGAGCTATTTCCACTTCCATGAGCCCTTTTTTCAGTTTGCGCTGATAAAATGCCTTGTAAAAACATTCCTGCGAAATACTCCCGTTTTGAAAGCCCAGGTAAATGTATTTGACTATGAGGAAGATTGAATTCAGTGAACTGTGTTTCGTTTCTTATTTCCGCTATTATAGGGCTAATTGGTTTGTCTGCGTTTTTCATATCGTTTTATTTTGGTTGTTTTAATATTAACTAGCACTATACTATCTATTAGTGAGCATTGTGTTTGATTGTTAATTAGTTTTAGATTCGTAGTGTTTGCAATTTCTTCTTATAAAATCAAAATCTTTATGAACAGGAATACCACTATCAGAATGCTTGCAAAGATTAGTTTGCCAAGTTTGTTTATAACTACCTTCCATTCCATTGTTGTCATTTACAATATTTTTATTTTTACATGAAAGACAACCTTTGAATTTTGGATTCTTCCAGCAGGTGCAATTTTGATCATGAATTAATGCTTGATACTTTTTCCAAAATCCACGACCACAATCAGAATAGTATCTTATTACTTTTTTAGATTTCATATCTTCTGTTTTAGTCCCCTCTTATTACAGAGGGGAAAGTTGTTAATTACAAGGAGGCAAACCGTATTTGCGCCCGCACGTTCTGTTTTCTACGTTGTCTCCGCGTTCGTCTGTCCATTTCATACCACCGACTACTTTTTTTAATGAATTTTTGTCTAATTTTTTCATATTTTGATTTTTAAGGATGAACATTTACTATCATTATTGCTAGTATTGATGCAATTATCAATATACCAGTTGATAATAATGTGATTAAAAAATTTTCAGTTGACTTTTTCATAATGTTGAGGTTTTGATTGTTTCTTTTTGTTGAGACAAATGTATGTCATTTTGAAATACAATGCAAATGTTTTTCGAACTTTTGTATATTATTTTGACATACATTTTTTATCTTTGCGTTAAAATTTATGAGGAATGGCTAAAAAACTGCTTTCTATACGTGTTTCTGATGAGGTTGATGCTCTGGTAAAAAAGATTGCTGAAAAAAGGCAATCTACACAAGCTAATGTAATAGAAGAAGCAATTAGAGATCTAGCGAAGAAAGAAAAACTAAAATAATTACAAATTGTAAGTCTCTTTCGCTATCAAATACCTGTCATAATACGATCTGAAATTATGTCGGTGTATTCCGATTAACTTACAGCACTCCTCTATCGGCTTTCCTGATTCATAAGCTTTGCCCAGTATACTATATTTAAACTTCAAAACTTGATCTCTTGAATACTGGGGATTCTTAGCTTGAATTTTTGGCTTTATTTCTTCTTTCGGTTTCAATGATCTTCTGAACTCATTATCTGATGCTGGAGCATATCTTACAGGACGGTTTATTGCTTTTGCTCTTGCCAATACCTCTAAAGCCTTTTGATTCTCCTGTTTCTTTGTATATCTTCCGGATCCATCCATTAACTCTGAATGGTCTGATTTTCTCTTTACTGTTGCCATGGTTACAAATAATCTTTTAGGTGTTTTTTAATGTGTTCATAAACCAGGTGATCCTTTGAGTGCTGTATAGCCATTCCGTTGAGGTAATCACTTTTTATTTTGTTAGTTTCGTTAAGCGTTTTTAACAGCCTTACAGCCTCTTCTTTTCTAAAATGGATATTCGTACCCTTTGTTATTTCTTTGTTTAAAATTTGGGCAGCTTTTGACCGTATTAGCCTATTCTTATCACTTGCTGTCAGATATTCAAAACATCCTTTCTCATCTAATTCACTGTAAAAGTGTCCGGCGTACACACATGGTTCTTCATTTTTTACTTTCTGAACCAAATCATCCCACATTTTTTTTCTTCTGGCCAGTTTCGTTTCTTCTGATTCTTCAATAACTGGATTTAAAGTTTTGTGGATCAACTTTCGGCCTCGGTTCCATTCTTCACTTCCATGCTTAAACTCCTGATATGCTTTCAAAATCTCTCCGGCGGTTATTAAGCTGAGGTTTGGAAAAACTTTTATTTCCGGGAACTCTTGACGTAAAGCCATTCGATAAGCTTCGATTATTTCGAGTGCTGTGAGCTGATAACCTTGACAGAAACTTATCCAATGTGCACCAGAAGTTTTTTTATACTCTTCGTCAGTTCCAAAATTCACCCCAACCATTGAAGAAACCATATTCAAAGTTTTAATCATTTCTTCACCACTATTTTTAAAAAGCGGATAATCAACCTCACGCTTTACTATCTCAGGAAGGGACTGTAAAATCGTCAATGGTAAATTGGTTATTTCGCCTTTGAACCTGATTTGCTTGAACTGATCCTTTGCTGCCAGCTCCTGAGCTTGTTGTTTGATTATGTCCATTTTCTTTTCTTGTTTGTTCCCACGTTCTTATTGCAGCTTGCCAGTCTTTCATTTTGTTTTTTCCCACCATCCAGCCTTTAGCTTGATAGAAGTTTACAAATGCATATCCAGATATTCCATTGTCTCGTTCGTTACAGTAATCCTGAACCTCTTGAACACTTGGTATACGGAAAACCTTTTTTTGCGCAACTTTTTTGGAAAGGTCTTCATCAGGATGCTTATCAGTCTCTAAAATTTCTTCCTGAACAGATTCTTCAATCTCAACCCCTTTTGATTCTTTTTCTAAAAGAATATCATTATCATATTCATTATCATTATTATTAGGGTTTTGTTGGGTTTCCGAAAAAACCGATGGGTTATTTTGGGTTTCTTTTGGTTTTTTAGGTCGACCGCCTTTTGATCCGTTTTCTCTATTGACCCTAATCCTTTCCTCATATTTTTGATTAGCACGATCAATATCATTTTTTATGAAGTTGAAGGCTATTTTCGCCATCGGTTTGAAATCTGGACATTTACCTGATATTGCATACTCCATTATGCCATCATAAATTTCCAATCTCACCTCATTTGGCAAATCCCTAACCGCCTCCACCCAGCTACCATAAAAAATAAAACTCTCTCTTGACATCACTCTAAATCTTTAATGTTACAGGGGAACCGTTTCCCTTTTGCATTTTCGTACACAACGGCTGAACCGCTTATTGATATTATTTTAACCTTCTCACCTTTTTTGCCCCAAATTTGGCCTCGGAAAACATTATCCTTATTAAGTGTTTTTGTTTCCATATCAGGTAAATTGAAACATTTGATCTTCCTGAGTAATGGTAGTCATAAAAGGAAATTTGTCTTTTGGTACTTGCTCAATCATATCCATTAATGTTTTGGCAGATGTGAAGATTATTTCCTTTTCTCCTTTCCTTGTTATCTGAAGTGTTAGATATTTAGTACCAGGTCTTTTTTCTGAGTCTTTTATTTTGTAGTCGTGAATTATGATTTCAGTATTTAATACTTTACTCATTTTAACTTTATCTCCTACAAAAGCAATAAAACTTGGTGTTATATTGAATTCTTTAAAATTGTTCATTGAGTAGCTTTTTTAAAAGGTTTTTAGAATTACAATGCTTTAACCATCCTTTATATGATGCTATTGATTCACATCTGGGATTACGTTTTAGCATTCTTGCAAATCTTTTCTTTATTGACTTTCTGAGCAAAGTATGACTATGAAAATGCTTATATCCTACGAAGTCTATTCCTCTATTTTTTACCAGAAATACCTGCCAGTTATCTTTTACTGTTAATTTTAACTTGTCTGACAAGTAGAATTCTATTTCTTTTAAAAGCTGATGCAAATACTCTTTGCTTCCTGATAAGATTACAAGATCATCTGCATATCTGAAATAGTATTTTACTTTCTTTTCCTCTTTAATCCAATGATCGAAATAGGTTAAGTAAAAATTAGCCAGATACTGACTTAAATAATTTCCAATTGGAATTCCTGCAGCAGAATCAATAATTTCATCAAGCAACCACAAAAGATCTTTGTCTTTGAATTTTCTTCGTAGTAGTGATTTTAGAATATCATGATCCACATTCGGATAAAACTTCTTAATATCAAGCTTTAAGCAATAGGTAGTTTCAGTTTCATTTCTCAACGCTTTTCTGACTGCGAAAGACGCCCTATGTATTCCTCGGCCTTTTATACAGCTATAAGTATCTGCTGTGAAAACCGAAACAAAAACAGGTTCTAAAACATTCATTATTGCATGGTGAGTAATCCTGTCAGGGAAATAAGGCAAACGGTATACTTCACGCTCTTTTGGCTCATAAACTTTGAAAATATCATATTCTGATGTTCTGTAAGTTTTATTCTTTAGCATTGTGTGGAGCTTCATAATATTACTTTCTTTGTTTTTATTATGAAGAACTACACCGTATTTTTTTAACTTTCCTTTTTGAGCCTTATTGTCAGCTAATGTAAGGTTGTCAATGCTTATTATCTCCTTATATAAATTGCTTAATCTTTTCATATCATCGCCTTGCCATTTAAAAGTCATCTTCCTTTTATGTACCAATGCCTTTACAAGTATTCTTTATTTTTTGGCTAGAGCCACGGTTTATGGTGTTTAATTTTTTTTGACAATCAGGAACCTGAGTTCGAATTCGTATTCCAGTTATCGTAGTCGTTGTACGAAAAACTGACACCTGAGGAAGAACTACAGTAACACACTATACAACCTATATTTTTTAATCCTCTTTAACTTCTCTGTTGTAGACCATAAAAGCCTTATATAACTCTAAGAATTCAGGGTGCTCAGCTACTTCTTCCATAATATCTGTATTTTCATAAGCAAGGCGGGAACCCGAGTACGAAGCCGTACGCCAGTAACCGTAGTCGTCGTACGAAAAACCGACACCCGAGGAAGAACCCATTCTAAACCAAGGCTCATATTTATCTTGTGAATAATTGGTATAATCAGGATTGAAATTTGGCTGCAAGTGATCATTCACTACAAATAATTTTGCCAAAGCTATTACAGCGTTTACGTGCCTTTCTGGAACTCCGGTTACTGTTATTTTATTTGCATCTAAACCTTCTTTTTCAAATGCTTCTTGTACACTATTTACTTTTAACATGGTGATTGAGTATTATTGTTAGTTATATATTTTTTATAGATGTCTAAAAATTTTGACACCGAATCTTTCATATTCTCATAGTTGAGATAGACAAGGCGGGAACCCGAGACCGAAAGCGTACGCCAGCCATCGCAGTCGTCGTACGAAAAACCGACACCCGAGGAAGAAAGTTTGAATCTAGGCTCGTACTTTACCTGATTTGAATCATCATAGTCAGGAATAGCATTTTCGTTGTAAGCAGATACAATAAGCTTTAATTGGCGATATGCCATCTCATCTTCTGTTAGTCCTTTAAGTGAGTTTAAAAAATCAAATGCATCTATACCATGGTATCTTAAGACATCATCAAAATTCCCTATGACATCCTTAATGTCTTTTGAAAATGTACTTTTACCAAATAAGTTTTCTAATAATAACTTCCCCTTTGCAGAAGCTTCTTCATGTGCTTTAACTGCTGATTCTTTTGTGATTTTTAATGTTGTTTCCATTATTTTTTTATTTAAATGTTATTCTATAATTTCCCAGATTACTACAGGCCTACGAGATACCTCACATAACTTTACTTCTCCACTATCTCGAATCATACTCTTTTTAACCATTTCTGAAAGCCTTTTCCAAACTTGACCTTCTTCTAATCCGGACGCTTTAGCTATCTCCCGGAAGGAACCCCGCTTAATCTTTAATAAGCCTCTGTATATCTTATCGTGTATACACTCTTTATGAGGCTTAATAAGTTCATGAGAAATAATTGATGTGGCTTTCATGGCTAGAATGGTAAATCGTCGTCCTCACCTTATGGAAAATTATTTTCTGATCCGGGAGTGGGCTCTTTTTTAATATATTTTCTCAGATTACCGATATATGGAGCTTTATCTCCTCTGTGCTCAGATTTAAGCTGTAATTGTATAGATGCGTCATTATCGTAATTGTCTGGTTCATCATTTACCCATACATTAATATTCACTAATCTTACTCCGGCATCAGTTACAAATGTTTGGATTTTACCGGTTTTGATTTCTTTTAATAAAGCATCGTAGTTTATGCTTCCGTAAAGTAATTGGCTCATATCAGTTTATTTAAATTTTTCAGTTAGTAACATGTTATTTATTAAGTCGAAGGCATTGTTATACCACTTATTATTGTCTCGAAATAGAAGTCTTTGCTTCTTTGGGTAAATGTCAATTGTGCCGAATTTTTCGTGAACTAGTGTGTAGCTTCCATTTTCTCGCTTACTGACATCATATTCAAGCCCCAAATATTGAAGAACAACTTTTTCAAAGAATATTTCGTTAGGTGTTGGCATTTAATTGTTTTAGTATTTTTTCTTTGTAAGCCTTTGCAGCTTTAGCTTTGATCAATAACCTTTCGATGTACTCATCATCTTTAGGAATATTGATGTAATGTTCATGCAGTTTATCGTTATAGAAACGATTATCGAAACTCATGAAAATGCATTCATCTGTACCAGTTAAATACATATTACTTTGCATTTGTCCGTAATATTTAGGTAAGTTGATTTTTACGTCTTCCGGCGTTCTAAAGGTTAAATGTTCAAGGTGTGTATCTGAATTAGGGCATTTAATTTCAGCTGACTTTTTAAGCGCCTTCATTATCACATCAGGCGTTCCACCCAAGTTGTATTCATCATCATAGAAGAAAACAAAACCATTAGTAGAGGTGTAAATGAAATCATCATCATCTATCGATTTACCTAAATACCTAGCTAATGACATCACTGCACAAGGTTCGGTAGCTTTACCGTGCTCCATTGCTTGGTTGTATTGCGGTGGCGGAGGTGGAGCTAATACAGATGCAGCACATTTTCTTATATAGGTTTTAGCACCTACAGATAATATTTCGCCTTTCTTTTTTGCTTCTGGCAGTAGTGCGGTCGCTTCACTTGATGTGAAATATGGTGCTCTAAAATCTAACCATGCCTCTTCTGTATCAAAAACTGCATACTTTATCATAATGCCATTTTTTCAGCGTTAGACTTACCGCTCTCTGTTAGGTTCGCATCAAGAGTAAAGGCTACCAAATCAGCTCTATTAAGGTTTGCACCGAAAATATTACCGAACATATCACATGCATCTTTTACCGCTAATGTTTTAGCCAAAGGAAAAGCCATTGAAATTGCCCCGTTATTTATATTCTGCAGATCAGCCGGACTTGTACCTGATTTAGTCTGTAATTGACTAGCCCCAACACCATCATGAAAATACCATTCGCCATTAATAGGGCTTTTAAAATGTACTCTCACAGTTACCCATACACCATTAAATGCAGTACCCTGTCCAGTGATCTCGATTTTATATTCTTTGAATATCTTTCTTAGTAAATGCTCTACTTTGTCAATCGGTAAGTATTCATAAGGTACTTTTTGCTTTGTACCATTAATAACTACTTCTTTTTTTATAAAAGGGTGCTTAGCAATCCAGTCTTTTGGTGGTTTTCTACTTAATAGAAAATTTAACTGGTCATTTTTCCAAGCCTGTTCCAAGTCAGTAGTCAAATCTGCTATAGTCGGTAGCTTTTGTATTTCGTTAGACATATTATTTAGTGTTTATTAATTGTAATCTTTGAATTTGTCCAAAATAGAATCTAAATCGAATGGTAGAATACCGCCTAAAGACATATACCACTCACAGAATTTAATTGCTTCGTTCATGGCTTTGGCATTTTTGAATAACCTCTTCTTTGTGCAGCCTTTAATACTGCAAGCTGAACTTTATCTACGGCTTCCACTCCGTTTTTCTCTTGTGCTTTTTCTTCTAAAAATTCAATGCGTTGCAGTATATTTCGGCCTTCTATACAATGGCTTTTAAATTTTGCTTTTAAAGCCTTTAGTTCTTTGAGTAAAGTATCATTAGTCATCTTAGTACATATTTATAGTATCTAAAAAGGCGTTGTTTAATATTTAATCGCCATTCTATTCTCTCTTTTAGCTCTTTTTTACTGAAAAACTTTGAACCAGTAACAAGTGAACTTTTCAATGATCGTATTGCCATTTCAACCTCTACAATCATTTCTAATACTCTATCTGCTTTTTCTGTAGTTGTCATGTTTAATATGCTTTTTGGTTATTTTCACTTTCAAGTCTTGCCAACGTTGCAACGCAACTTGCCTTAAAGTCACGAGCAGAAAAATCAGCTCTATAATGATGTTTACCATCTAAAATTGGCTTCATTGTAAACCGGTTTTTGAATCTTTTATTTAGTTTCATCTTCAAGTATATTTTGTGTTAAAAATTTGGTTAATTGCTTTGATTTGCACGCTCCATAAATTGAAATGAAGCCGAATGAGGTAAATATGAAAGCATCGAAAAACCGACTACTTTCTACGTTACAGGTTGCCAGAAAAAAGCTACCTATAGCAATAATTATCAGTAAAGCTTTCATATTAGGCGTATTTGAAGTTATTTCTAAAGTGATTCTTCATGAACCAATGGTGATCTGGTTCGTCGCGCTGATCTTTCGTTTCTTCTGAAATAAATTCTTCTACTAAATCAGAAAGATCATTATCTAGCTTGAATTGATATTCGTCGTCGGCTTCTACTACAAGAAAACCATTTGTATTGCGCTTAATGCACCAAAATGCATTGTCTTCGTCGAAAAATAACCCTATGAAAAAGTATTCTTCGTTAACAAGGTCCATATCTTCGAACCGATTATTTAAAATCAATTCTCTAACCTGTTGTTTTTTTGCTAAATTTGTCATGTTTATGTTATTTAACACATTTGTTAAGTACTCGCCGGTGAGGTTGCAGACTCATCGGCTTTTTTATTTCTTATTCTTTAATACCTTAAGTATGGTATTATTTAAAGGTCTTCTGGCTTCTACCATTCTCTCTTTTAACTGACTTTTGAAAGCCTCTGAATTAGTTATTGACATAATGCTTAGTTTTCGAAGATTTCTTTTTCAGTTAACCCAAACTCTTTATATATCAATACACAACCGTAATGACATAGTTTGTTAGACTTTCTGGTTGCTAATTGCTCTACTGCAACTTGCTTCACACCCAACACACTCGCTAATCTCAATGATAGCTCGCTGCTCTCTTTTATTTTACGGCAAACCGTACTAGCTATTTTCATTTTGTTTATATATTTGCAATGTTACTTTGATGATTCAAATATATAACATTTAATAACATAAACGATATAAATGTTATTATTTGTTATTATAAATTATTCAACTAACTGAAAACCAGAGAGAAAAATTTATATGAAGAAAAACTTGCTTTCTAAAATTGCCTTAATAGTGTCTTTGGCATCTTTATTCTTTGTTATATTCAGAATAAAGCCTATTGTATGGGACTGGATGGCAATACTTGTTGGAATACTATCGCTTCTAGTGACGGTACTTTTAGGATGGCAATTGTATCAAATCTTTAATATAAATAAAATTGAAGAAAAACTAAAGCATGAACTAGATGTATTCAGGGGAGAAACTGAAGGAGCTTTATTATTAATGTATAATAGTTCTTTAAATACCTATAGGCTGAATAAAGACCACATGAATTTTATTAATATCACAATTCATTGTGTAGAGAAGGCTTTAAAATTAGGCAACTTAGGTATTGCAAATGGATTAGCAAATCAAGCAATAGACATTTATCCAAATGGCATAGGAATGTCAAATTTTTATAAATCTATAATAGTAACTTCCTTTTACGCAGTTAAAGGTTGGAATAAATTAGATAGATATAGAGAATTTGAAGATCTGGTTTTAAATAAAATAACTATTACTGAACAAGTTAACAAGTCACAACTCGATTATGTACGTTAATATATTTAAACTTATTAAAATCAAGTTCAATCGAAAAACATAGAGTTAATGTAAAATATACAGGATTATTATTGCAATAATTATCCCTTTTTGAATTTATCAAAACAGCATTGATTTTAGCCGTTATTTCACCATTAAGATCAGTCATAACAAAGGAATTAAAAATTATATAATATGAAAGAAATTTTAGAAAAAGTAAGACAAGGTAAAGCTGTCGAGTTTACAAAAGACAGTAATCCAACAGAGTATAATTCTGTTTTGTAATTAGTTAAAAGAGGATACTTAAGAAATTTAGGATCTTCTGAAACGTCGGAATCTTTAATTGTAAATTTAACAGACATGGGTAGAGAATATTTAAAAAACAATTAAGAATAAATATAAAGCTCAGAATCAATAAATACAGCTGGTTTTGGCTCTTCTTCACTATTCGCACGTTTAACACCTTTATGTAAATAGGTAGCTTGACGTCTTTTATTAGGGATGAATCGCCTAACAGCATTGAATAGATTAAGGAACTCTAAGAAGGTATATTCATCTTTGTATTCAGGATATACCTTTAATAACTCAATACTTATTTCCTTGTCATTCATTATGATAACTTTTAAACAAATATATGAATAAAAAAGAAAAAACAATAACAAATAATAACATTGAAATTTCTCAAAAGGTACTCAACGAATTGTTATCATATTTAAAATCTAATCCAAGTAGACTGGCTAAAGAATTAGGTTACAAAAGCAATGTTAAAATCCAACACATAAAATCAGGAAGAAATGGTATTAGTAGCGATGTTGCATCTGATATTGTTACTAAATATCCAAGTATAAATTTTAATTGGGTTATGACAGGGAAAGGAGAAATGCTAAATAGTGATAGTATAGAAATAACTGCCTCTAACAACAAAGACACTGAATTTTCATCATTACCTATCAACCAACAATTAGAAATACTCCATAATGAAAACAAGGTTTTAAAAAGAGAAATTGATAGGATGAGTATTATGATGGAGATCTCTTTTAGCACATTGATGGCTCATTTTGACATAGATACCCCAGAGGAAAAACACAAAGAAGATGAACTTAAGCCAAAGACAAAAGCTAATTAGTTTTTTACCTGAACATTTAAAGATTGAATTCCTAGCCTGAACTTAATAATTGAAAATTCATCTAATACAGCTTCCTTAATAATTTCAAGCTGTACACTTGTTAACCTATAGTGTTTAAGCTCCTTTAGGATAATTATATTATTACTCACGTATTCTTTTTTCAGAATGTGACCCAGCTTATAAAATTGTTCATTCTTTGCGTGCATTCGATATAAAATATCGAAGTTGTGTTCAATCTCCATATTATTCATTCTACTTTTTATAAATTTCTTCATATAAAAGATGAATTGTCTTTTCTTGAATTTTATCGGCAAGATTAATAGACTGTAAATTCTGTTGAAAATGACCAGTTCATTCTGAATTA